GGTACGTTAAAAAGATACTGTCGTATGAAGGTAAGCGCGTGGTTGAAGAACGTGTCGCGCTCACTAAAGACTTTCGTCAGACTACATGGATGGCGAAGGATGTGTGGGTACGAGGTATTATAGACATCGGAGTTGTTGGCTCTGACACTGCGTACTTACTCGACTGGAAGACAGGCAAACACCGACCAGATAACGATCAACTTAAACTATTCGCGGCGTTGGCTTTCGCTATGTACCCGTGGGTCAATAAAGTGGTGACTGGGTTCATCTGGTTAAAAGTCTCAAAGTTTGACAAAGAGATGTTCACGCGTGAGCAACTTCCAGAAATATGGAACGAGTTTCTACCTCGTCTATCCCGCGTAGCCGCCGCTTATGAAGACGACAAGTGGCTCCCGAAACCATCAGGCTTGTGCAAGAACTGGTGCCCAGTAGGCCAGTCCTTGTGTGAGTTTTGTGGCAAATGACAACATGTAGGAAATAAAAATATGCAGGATGCAAACCAGCAAACAGTTGACCCAATGCAGCTAACCAACGACGAGCTAGTCCGGTTCGGGTTCAAGCAGCCAAGTGCCACCTTGTTAGAAAACGAGTTACTTCACAGATTAGAAGCGTATATAAGTATGTATGGTGACTATTTAGACGTTAAGGCGCGGGAGCGCGATTAATCATGGCTATGACCCCAGAAGGTAAAGTTAAAAAGAAGGTCAAAGAATACCTTCAATCAATAGGTGCTTGGTATTACATGCCAGTGTCGAACGGTATGGGGCGCGTTGGCTGTCCTGACATCCTCGTCTGCTACAAAGGTCTGTTCATGGCTTTTGAGACGAAGGCACCGGGTAAAATAAAGAACGTCACCGCAAACCAACAACGCGAAATTGACGAGATACAACGTGCTAACGGGTTAGCACATGTGGTCGACGACGTTGAGCAAGTAAAGTCTCTTTTAGATACTATTGAAAGGAAACCTGATGACTAAATCCTCAAAGAAAGAGTTGGCTACCAAGGCGAAGTACAACGCCCGTGCCGATGTAAAGAAAAAACGTGCAGCGACGAACAAGTCTCGGCGTCAGGCCGTAGCCGCTGGCCGTGTTAAGAAAGGCGACGGTAAACATGTAGACCATAAGGTGCCGTTGGATGCTGGCGGTAGCAATACCAAGGCGAACACTAGAGTAGTAAGCGCAAAGACCAACAAAGGTTGGCGCGGTAAAAAACCCAGCATGTATACTAAAGGGAAGACATGAACCCTCGTGAATACAACGTCGGTCACTCCGACTATTCTAAACGACGTATCCAACCATGGGACATATGGTTTGAGTACGGTCTCAACCCTTGGGACGCAGACATCATTAAGCGCGTCCTGCGAGACAAAGGCGAACGCCGCCTAGACTACGAAAAAATTAAACACATCTGCGATGAGCGCATCAGACAGATAGATGAGGAAACCAACCATGCTAGTATGGCCAACAAAGAAGGCACTTATACTCAAGAGTAAGTCGCCCGAGAAGATATTGAACGTGGTGCCTAGCGCCAAAAGTTTCAGTGTAAAAGGCCAGCCTCTCGTGGCTGTGCCGCATCGTACAGAAGAGACCACTCTCCTGCGCAACATGGGCTATGATGCTCCTGCTCCGATCCGTTCCTACTATCAATGGCCGGGTCGGTTTAAACCATTTCACGCGCAGCGCGAAGCTGCCGCGTTTCTGTCCATGAACAAACGTGCGTTTAACCTCAGTGAATTAGGTACAGGTAAATCACTCGCATCGTTATGGGCATATGACTACCTACGCGGCATCGGACAGATGAACAAAGCATTGGTGATCTCGCCGCTGTCTACTTTGGAACGGACGTGGGCTGACGAAATCTTTCAGCACTTTCCTCACCTCACATACACAGTTCTGCATGGAGCCAAGGACAAACGCATCAAGTTACTTAAAGAAGACTTCGATGTTTATATCATTAACCATGACGGTGTTGGCATCATCGAGCCGCACCTTAAAGATCGTACCGACATCGACCTCGTGATCGTTGACGAGATTGCACAGTGCGCCCGTAACGCAAGCACTACACGTTGGCGCAAGATCAACACCGTCGTCAATAAGCACAAAGCACCCCGTGCATGTTGGGGTATGTCAGGAACACCGACACCAAACGCTCCTACAGACGCGTGGGCGCAATGCCGCCTAATCGTACCTGATGCAGTCCCACCATACTTTAATCGTTTTAAGGCACAGGTAATGAAACAGCTATCTCAGTTTCAGTGGATCGCTAAGAAAGGTGCCACCGAGACAGTGCGCGAAGTTATGCAACCTTCCGTGCGCTTCACTCGCGACGAGTGCCTAGACTTACCACCACTTATGTACGAGACCCGCGCTGTCGCTTTGACTAAAGATCAGGGCAAGGCGTACAAAGAAATGGTAGCCAAGCTGCGTATTCAAGCAGACGAGGGCGACATCACCGCTGTCAACGAGGCAGTCAAGATGGGTAAGCTCGTGCAGATTGCATGTGGTGTAGTTTATGCCACCGATGGCACCGAGGTTACTATCCCAGCGACGCCACGCGTCGAGGAGACCCGATCAATATGTCACTCCGCGCAAGGCAAAGTCATTGTGTTTGTACCATACGTGTCCTCAGTGAACATGGTAGCCAAGGAGCTAAGTAAGGACTTCACCGTCGAGATCATCCACGGAGGAGTAAAGAAAGACGAGCGCGACCGTATCTTTGCAGCGTTCCAGAAAGCCAAAGACCCAAAGGTTCTGGTGGCACAACCAGCCGCAATGAGCCACGGCCTAACACTCACCGCAGCCAGTACAATCGTTTGGTACAGCTGTATAACTAGCAACGAGACGTTCGAACAAGCTAACGGACGCATCAACCGCCCCGGCCAGAAGATGAACAATTTTATCATCTGTCTCGAAGGCACCCCCGTGGAAAAGCGCATCTATGCTCGGCTCCGCAACAAACAGAAGATGCAAGGCGCACTTCTGGATGAAGTAAAAGCGCATCGCGAACTGTTGATCGCTTGACCAATGCACCTATATGAACTAACGTGTTGACAGGTGTACACATATAAAGGTATCTACAATGAACTTACTAAAACCGGAAGAAGTGTCGGAAAAGCTAGGGATCACTAAAGCAGCGCTCCCTGCGTTACGACGAAGAGAAAACAGTTTCCCCCAACCAATAAGGGTCTCGCAGAAGGTCTTGCGTTGGGACGAAGCTGACATTGACCAATGGTTAACTGCCAAAAAGGAGAGAGATAATGGCGAAAATATGCGAATTGGCTGACGGCCACCTAATAAAAGTATTTGTGGGACTGCGTGATCGCAGGGCGCAACGCAAAGCGGCGTACTCACAAGATGACAGCGGCGACAAGCTCAAGCAAGACAAGATCGAAGTAGAGTTTCTTCGACGTATGAACGAACGTGACATCGACAGCGTGTCCGCTCGCGACGTTGGAACTGCTTACATGTCAACACGTTCGACGGCGACGGTAGCTGACCCAGATGCTTTCTGGGGCTACGTCAAAGAAAATGACGCGTGGGAACTTGTTGAGAACCGCGTGAATAAGACTGCGCACCAGCAGCACCAAGAAATCAACGGGGACAACGTTCCCGGCGTAAACACATCAGCGACGCAAGTCGTAAACTTTAGACGTAAATAGGAGCAAACCATGAACGAATTGGTAAATTTAAATTCAAAGCTGCCCGCCCACTTACAGGGCGCGGTAAAAGTAGCAAACGTATTCGCTAACGCGTCGGGTGAAGGTGGCTTTCCTGTCATATCACTCAAAGGTAAAAACTTTCATATCACCCGTGGCGGTGAGAAAGAACTTGTGACGAACGAACACGGTGATCCCGTGCCGTCATTGGAGTGCGTAATTGTGGCGGTAAACCCAAACCGCTCCAAAGTATATTATGCAACGGCCTACACCGAGGGCGATAGTAGCGCTCCAGATTGCTACAGCAACGACGGCCTTCGCCCTGCGGCTGATGCAGAAAACCCACAATGTAAATCTTGTGCGGCTTGCCCACAGAATATCTGGGGTTCTTCTACGCACAACGGTCAGAAGCGCAAAGCTTGTGGAGATAGTATGCGACTTGCAGTTGCCGCTGTTGACCAGCTCAACGATCCGATGTTGCTACGTGTACCAGCGGGTTCTCTTAAATTCTTGAACGAGTACGGTAAAGTCTTGGCTAAACGCGGTGTCTCACCACAACACGTCGTTACCCGTATTGGTTTTGATACTGATGCAAACTTCGCGCTCAAGTTTAAAGCCGAGCGCTTCGTGACAGCCGAAGAGATGGCTGAGGTAGACGCAGTAGAGGCGAACGAGAAAGACACAATCGAAGAGATTACTGGAGTGGCTGGTGGCACAACATCAAACGCCGAACGTCAGTCAGAAGCGCCAGCGCCGATAAAGAAGTCTCCAAAGCTACAAGAAGCTGAGAAAGAAGTCGTGGCCGCACCCAAAGCACAGGTTCAAGTCGACGAGCCAGCGCCAGAGCCGAAGGTCGAAACTAAGTCAGTTGATGATTACAATGACATCGACGCAGCCTTAGATGACTTAGACTTCGACGACTAAAAGTACCTATCCCATGCGGTCGGGGTTCGCCCCGACTGCGTTCCGTTAACATGTAAACAGATAGGTACGAGATGAACACATTAGATTTTCTGAGGTGGGTTTTGCCGACGTCAGGTAATGTCGTTTTAGGCTTACCCAAGACAGCGTCGCACGGTGGTACGTGGTGGGACCATAAATATTTCGATGACATAGAAACTGCCGCAGAGACTGCCGAAAAACTTGAT